CAATGCTTTAGAAAAAATGGTTCAAAATATTTATGCAGAAGGCGGCGTTAGTGGTGAATTATTTGCTGCAACGGGTAGCTCTTCTTTGGAAACTTCAATAAAGAATGATATTGCTTTAATGATGTCAATTGCGAATAAATATGGTCGATTCATTACAAATGTTGTTAACAGGCTCTTTGGAAATGGCGCTTTAAGTTTTAAATATTTAATGTTACCTATTTCTTATTATAATGAATCAGATTATATCACTGACACATTCAAACTTGCACAGAGCGGATATAGTTTCCTATTGCCCGCTCTAGCCTGTGGTTTTTCTCAACTTGAGTTTAGTAATTTAAAAGACCTGGAAAACGAAGTATTGAATTTGGGAGAAAAATTAATTCCTTTAAAATCAGCTTATACAGCGAGTGCTGGGGAAGAAAGTGCAGGAGCAACTGAAGAAGGCGGACGGCCTTCGCTAAAAGAAGAAGATAAGACTGAAAAAACTATCGAAAATGAAAAATCTATTGAAAATCAAGGAGGCTCTAACTAATGGATTTAAAAGCTGTTAAAGAGTTTCCGATTACAGTTTATAGTATCACAGAGAAATATTCTCCTACTATTTCAAGAGGAAGATGTAGAATTTTCTACAAGTATGAGAACAGAAATGGTAGTTACATCAGTGATGAATTTGCTGAAAAATTAATAAAGACGCTACCTTACACTCCGGTGAAAGGTATTTACGATAATTTTGAAGAAGATTATTCTGACCATGGTAACAAAAGAAGCCTTGGTAGAATTTATGGAGTAGTTCCAGAAAATCATAATTTTGCTTGGGAAAAGCATTTGGATGAAGATGGTATCGAGAGAACTTATGCCTGCGCGGATGTCTTCATTTATACTGCTCTTTATGATGAAGCCGAACAAATTATTGGAAAACCCCAATCAATGGAGATTTATGAACCATCAATTGCTGGTGATTGGACAGTAATTAATGGAAAGCAATTATTCCGTTTTAGAGAAGGTTGTTTTTTAGGGCTTCAAGTATTAGGAGACGAAGTTGAGCCTTGTTTTGAGGGCGCAAGCTTCTTCTCTCTTACTTCAGAATTAAAAGATTTAGTTAAGAAAATTGAAGAATATTCTCTTGATTCTAAAACACAAGGAGGACAGTCGGAAATGTCAAAATTAAATTTTAAGCTTTCTGACGCGCAGAAGCATGATTATCTTTGGTCTCTTTTAAACCAGAATTATAACGAGGAGAATGGTTGGATCATTGATTACACCATTACCGAAGTTTATGATGACTACGCTTTAGCTTATAATTATGCCGAAGCCAAGTTTGAAAGAGTTTACTATACAAAAGACGATGAAAATGACGAGATTTCAATTAATGAAAAGATGCCCGTTTATATTATGGATCTTTCCGAAAAGGAAAAAGATACTGTAGAGACTCTACGTGCTCTAAATGGCGGCTCTTATGAGCTAGTTGATGAAACTCTCGAACACGCGGCAGAATATAAAGAAAGTAGTGAAAATTTTGGTCTCAAAATTGAAGAGCTAAATAATACTATTGCTACTTTAACTACGGAAAGGGATGAAGCGGTTGAAAAGTTTAATGCTATTGATGTAGAATCTTTCAATGTCACAATTGAAAATCTAAGCACCCGCATTGAAGAATTAAACGACAAAAATGCAGAACTTGAAACTTATAAGGCTAATGTCGTGAAAGCCGAGAAGGAAGCTGTAATTAGTTCCTATGCTGAAATGCTTAGCGATGAGAAGATTGCCGAATTCAAGGCGAACCTCGATAAGTATGAAAATGCTATTGAACTCGATAAGGAATTAGCTTATGAGTTAAAGAAATCTAATCCCTCAGTATTTTCAAGGGAACCTCAATATATCCCTAAAGATGCACCAACTGGTGGTCTTGAAGACATTTTATCTAAGTATAAGAAATAATTGGAGGAAAGAAAATGGCTCAGAAAAGATTTAAAATTGACGGTTATGGTCAATTAGAGTTAAATTTAGTAGCTTTCCCTCGTGATGGCCGTATTGAAGCCCAGTGCGCTCTAGGCGAAGATTTTGCTGAGATGCCCGCTGAAAACGGAATGCTACTTATGGTTGATAACATTGCTCGTGAGGTAAAACTACCTGTTCCTGGCGAAGTTTTCCCCATTGCACTAAATTATTCTACTGAACATATGTACGACGAGAGAACAACTGGTCTCAAGCACTTTAAGCTAGAGCGTAATCACTTCTATCCCCGTCTAGGTTATCTCTCTGTTGGCGATAAGTTCACAACTAACTGCCTAGCATATGACGATGGCGAATTTGCTGATGAAGAGGCTGTAAAGGAAGCTGCTAAAGGCGAAGCCAAACTATACGGCGGCGTATCCGAGACTGGCGCTATCCTAGTTTCTGGTACTGCTCCTGCTGAAGGTCCTGTACTAGTAGCAATCCGCGGCTGCGGTAACGGCTCCATGCCTGATGGTCAGTTCGCAATTCAGTTCCAGTGTGTGAAGGCGTAAGGGAGGTAAATAGAATGGCTACAATTAAAGAATTAAAAGAATTAGCTCTACATGCAGCCAAAGGCACTGCTCCCGCTAATTTCTCAACTCAGAATGTAAACGACGCTCTCCGTGAAGAGATGCGCGCTCTAGCTGGCTCCATTAATGAGTTCCAGCGTAATAAACATGATATCTTTGATATCATCATCACTGCTGCTGATGAAGTAGTACCTAAGAAAGTAATGGATGCTGTCGGCATGTTTGCTGAAGTAGTATCTGTACCCCAGGGACAGAAGATCATGTTCAAGACCAAGAAAGGTCATGCTCGTGCTCGTAAGTTCCTAACCCAGGTTGGTTTAAGTGGTCTATATGAGACCTTCCGTCTAGACAACGATACCTTCGAACTACAGGGTATGGCTGTTGGCGGAGCTGCCCGCATTGACTTCGAGCGTATGCTTGACGGTGCTGACAACATGGCTGATCTAATGGACATCATCACAACTGGTCTAACTGACGCTGTATTTGTACAGATTCATAAGGCTCTACGTGCTGCTGTCGAAACCACAAATCGTCCTGACACCAACCTAGTAATTGACAACGTATTCAATGCCGAGTCCATGCAGAGACTAGTAAACGTAGTTCGTGCATATGGTGCTGGCGCAGTAATCTTTGCTCCTCCAGAGTTCGTTGCTGCTATGGGTCCTGATGCCATCGTTCCTGTTGGCACCAATTACCAGGGCATTTATCATCCCCAGGATATCGATGCTATCCACAACACTGGCTTTATCACCCTATTCCGTGGTACTCCCATTGTTCAGATGCAGCAGTCTTTCGTTGATGACACTAATACCACTACTTGGGTGGACCCCCAGATTGCTTATGTTCTTCCCACTGGCGGCGAGAAGATTGTAAAAGTTGGTCTAGAAGGTCAGACTCAGATGTGGGATTTCATCAACCCCGATCAGTCTATTGAAATTCATACCTATAAGAAGATGGGTAGTGCAATTCTAGCATATAACAACTGGGGTATCTACCAGAACACTGGTATCACCCAGACTTATGAAAATCCCTACGTAAATCTATAATTTTAAAATATGAATGATTAAAGGGGAAGGAAGCGAGCCTTCCTTCCTCTTTATTAATTTGAGTGAAAAGGAGATCTTATTATGAGTGATAAAGTTTATTTAATTAGTACCGTCCGTGGTAATATCACGGTTTCTGTTCCACAGATTAATTTTCGTCGTACCTGGACGAAGAAAGGAATGAGAATTCCTGTCGAGAGAGAAAAGCTCGAAGAAATGCAATTTGACCCTGGCTTTGAGTATATGTTAAGAAAAGGTATTCTTTATATTGAAGATATGCAGGTAAAAAAAGACCTTGGACTTGAACCTGAAGATGCAAAAGAGCCAGTTAATATATTAGTTTTTAATGATAAGACTATAGAAGATATTCTAAAGCAACCTGTTTGGCGTTTTAAAGAATTGATTGGTAAGTATTCTGTAGACCAGTGCAAGAATTTAGCTGATTATATGCTAGAGAAGAAGCTTTTTGACTATGAGCGTTGCTCCGTTGTTAAGGAGATTACTGGTATTGACGTACTAAAGATTCATGAAAACAATATGGCTGAAAAAGCTTTAATTGAGAAAGAAAAGAAAGCCGCCGAGCAGGCAAATGCGCAGAATCCTTTTAGAGTTTAACATAAAGGAGGCACACAATGACTCCCTATCAGAAAGTTTATGATGCTTTTCTAGCTAAAATGCTAGAAGATGAATGGGGAAATTGGGAGATTGAGGATGTTGTTGCTGACTGGCGCGCAATGTTAGAAGGCGCGATTCCTTGGTTTAAATTTCCTCGCGTGTCGCTAGAAAGAGACGATAACGGTTTTATTGAAGATTTAAATAACGAAGAAATTCAAATTTTGGCGTGTTATATGAAATGTGAATGGTTAAATAGAACTATTTTAACTTGGGAGAATGTCAAGCCTTTATATGAGGAGAGAGACTTTTCCCAGGCAAACTTGCTTGACAAGTTTAATAATATGCTTGAGCAAGAAAAATATAATGCAACAAAGCTAGAAAGAGTTTATTACCGTTCACGCCGCGGTAAACCTTTCGATTTTAAGAAATTAGCTGGGGAACAGTAATGTTTACTTATCCTGAGCTAAGAGAAGGATATAATAATAAGCTTAGAAATAAGTTATATGGTCTTCTTTGTGAACGAGAGAAAAATCGCGAATGGGAGAAGTTTTTAGATTCAATTTTGATTGAATTACTTGGCTATCCCGAAGAGGAGAAGACCATTAATTATTATGTCTTGTATTTTAAGCTGAGTTCACTTCGTTATTTAAGATATGATTATTTTCGTTCAACAGTTTTTGATTGTATGAATTTGCTTGGAAAGAACTAATGAGTTATTTTGAGGAAGTTTACAAGAAAAGATTGAATCGTTATGGTACCACCTATCAGACACGCATTTAGGGCAAAAGAGAGCATGAGTTTGAATTACTGTGGATGAAGAGTACTTATTAGGTAGATTTTGAATATGAGAATGAAAAGTATCCTGGATGTATTGAGAGATATAAACAGGATGAAACCGAAACAGTTCAATATTTATTAACTCGTGTAGATCTTGATATGCCGAATGGCACAATTTTAATGATACCAAATAAGAATGGGGAAGAGAAGCCTTGGATGATTTGGTATTTAGAAGAAATCAAACGCAGTGGATATAATAGATATATAATGTTGAAGATGACTCATTTTATTACGTGGACTGCGCGCGATGGTGAAAATTATTCATCTTGGGTATATATGTATGGCCAAGAGAATAATATGCTTAAGGATGAAATACGTTCTAGGAGTCGTATGGATACTTTGTATTCAGAAAACTTAAAGCTAAGTTTCTTTGTAATGCCTACTACGCCAAAAATTAAAAAAGATGATTATTTAATTATTGGAGAAGGTGAGTTACAAGAACAGTATCGAGTTACTGGTTATGATATTCAATCCTCCAAAGGAGTTGAATATGTATCTGTCGATCCTATTTATGAATATGATTCTTCTCCCAAGCCTGAACAAACAGAAGAGGATGAAGAAGAAGAATTCTTCTGGCTAAATGGGGGTGTAGAGTAATGAAAGTAAGACAATTGCAGGAGATGGGCTACAATCTTTAGAATATTGTTAAAAGGTTGACGGCAAATCAGAACTTATTAAAGTTGCTTTACTATACTGATAAAGACCCCTTTAGTCAGTAGGATTTAACCAAAGAACAAGTTCAAAAAGAGATTTTTGAAAAGTTAATAAAAATTGTCCCAAGAGTCGGCGCGGAAGCAAAAGAAGGCGCGCAATCAATTATTGCTTTTAGAGTTACTCGTGGTAGAAAAACTACGACGAATTCTGAATTTCAAAATATTTCACTTGCTTTTGAAGTTTTCGTTCCACTTACTCAATGGATTTTAAAAGATGTTAGTTTAAGACCTTTTTTGATTATGAGTGAAATTTAGAAAAGTCTTGAAGGCAAGGTTATTGAAGGTTTAGGACGAATTGAATTTGGGGGTTTCGATTTGAACTTCCTAACTGAAGAAATGTCTTGTTATGAAATGACTTTTAATATGGTGGCTTATGAATGATGTTGTATCTTTTATTGGAGAACCATTGTTCTTCCAAAAAGATATTTATATCTATCCCCCAAAAGTTAAAGATGTGGTTGCCAATAGATATTTTGGGACTTATTAGAAGTTGTTGACAACTTCTCAAGAAGAGATTGAGGATGAGTATGTTGAAAAGAAAATTGATTTGAAAGATATGCTCACTCCTCTTGAAACTCTTTTAGCACTTGCTTATTAGCAAGATAAGATTCATTTGTTAATAAAAGATGCATTTAAGTTTTTCTTGCGCGAAGAAGTTACCTTACTTTTTGAGCAAAAGACAATAGTAGTTGGAGATTTGAAAGAAGTTTTACCAAAGATTAAGAACGTTTCTGAATTGAGAACTATTAATGAAGAAAACTTTTTTGCCTTTTAGAATATTGTGCGCGAAGCGTGTGGTTAGAAAGCAATTGAACCACCGAATCCAAATGAGCATTGGAAGATTAAACAAATGAAGGCTCGCGCGCGTTATAGAGATAAAATAAAAGCCAAACAACAAAGCAAAGATGGATTGGATTTAAAATCTACTTTGGTCGCAATTTGTTGTATGGGTATAGGTTTAACTCCACTTAATATCGGAGAGATAAGCTACTGCGCGATTTCGCCTATAATGCGTACTTTTCAAGAGAGAGAGAAGTATGAAGTTGATATTAAAAGCGTTATGGCAGGAGCAAAAAAGGTTAAACCCAAATATTGGATTAGGAAAATTGATGATTAAAATTAAAATTATATAGGAGGCTATATAAAAAATGGCTAGTATTCTTGATAGATATGGTATTAAAGAAGTTGCTGACGTAACTTTTTATGAATTAAATAATAACGGCATGCCTACTTCTCCTGTTCTATACCTAGACACTCTAAAAGTTTCTACCATTGAGCAGACCGCTGAAACCGCTGAGGCTCGTGGTGGTAAGGGTAACCCTGCTCTAATTATGTGGGACTATGGTAAGGAAATTAATGTAACTCTAGAGGATGCTCTATTCTCTGCCAAATCCATGGCTATTATGTTTGGTAATGGTAAGGTTAAGGAAATTGCTACTGGTAGTTATATTATGAAAACTGAAGTATTTACTTGCACCAAAGCTGTTGCTTCTATTGCTTATGATGAAACCGATGGTGGAGTAAAAGATACTGCTGCTTTAGCAGATTGCGGTTGGAATGCTAAGTTTGAAGCTCCCGATGGCAATAGATATGCTAAAATTAATCCTAAGTTCTATGACGAAAATGACAAGCTAGTAGAGAAACTAGAGGCGGATAATAAATATTTCTGTACTTTTGACCTCGCTGCTGAGGGTTCTGTCATTGAAATTTCTGCTAACAGCTTCCCCGGTACATATTATGTAACTGGTGATACTTTTGCTCGTAGCGAAGCTTCTGGTAAAGATGAATTCTTCCAGTTTATTATTCCTAAGGCTAAGGTACAATCTGAAAATACTATTACTCTAGAAGCTGAAGGTGATCCTTCTGTATTCAATATGAGTCTACGTGTTCTACGTCCTGCCGATGGTAAGATGATGAAGCTAGTTAAATATGAATTAGCTGGTGATGAAGGTGCTGCTGCGGAAGAAAATACTGTTGAATTAATCCATAACCATAACCTCGCTAAGGAAGAGGTTGTAGTTGCTGGCACAGAACCTGGCACAGACGAGCAGGCTGAAGGCTAATAATTAATTAAAAAATCTGTAAGGCGGAGGAGGTAATCCTTCGCCTTATTTACTTTAGGAGAGAAAAAGATGAATAACGACTTACAAGGTCTCAAAGAACTATACGGAGTCACACTAAAATCTACTTATCCTATAGAGTTAGGTAACAGAAAAATTGAACCTGGCGAAATTGTAATGGCTTTTGACAATATCCAAATTGGCGGTCTTTAGGAACTAAAAGACAGAGTTTCCGCGCGAGGTGGTTTCGACAATCGCGCGTGGGTAAACTGGGAAACAACTCGCGAAGTTCCACTCAGTTTTACACAAGGTATTTTTTCTGTAGACCACTTAAGTTTAATTAGCAATTCTCGTTTACTTGGTTCTCAAAAAATTTCTAATCCAATTATTCTAACTGAAAGAGAAAGTCTTGAAAGTTCGGAAGATGGATTAATTACACTTAAAAGAGAACCAAAGCAGAACCTATTTTTATATGATAGAGAAACAGGAGAAAAGCTTGATTTTGAGGTTTCGGGCAAAGAATTAAAAATTGAGAAACCATACAATGATGTTTATGTAACTTATGATTGGGAATATGTAAACGAAGCCCAAATCATCCAAGTTGGTAGACGTCTATGGAATGGCTATCTAAAACTCGAAGCCAAAACGCGATTAAAGGAAAGTGAAAACGGACGTACAGTAACTGGTATTATTGAAATACCAAGATTAAAATTAATGTCTGATTTATCTATTAGATTGGGACGTAACGCTGACCCAGCAACGGTTAATTTTAATG